CAATAAAGCCCTTTTCTTTATCATTCATTAATATGATATCCGTGATTGGAACTTCAATTATATCAGTCCAATGCAGGTCTGAACGTGCAAATCCCTTCGTGTTTCTTTCATTACCAGCAATTTTTTGTTGGTTATCAGTTAAATAATAGTCGTTTATTGTACTCTCGCTAGATGAAGGTATTTGTACTGCGAAATTATCTGCTGTGCGAATATGCCTAATAAAAGCGTATCCATTATCAACATATGTTAATTGAGGTAAATGAATACATAAATTCATCCAATCTGCCCCAAAATATTTTACATTATCTCCATCAACACTATTCGATGGAAATTTATAGTCATTATTAAAATATACATCAATATCACTTGTGGTAATAATTCCAACATTGAAGAATGGGTCAACATCTACAATAGTTCTATTTATTTTATCTGGTACAAGAAATCCCAATGCGTCATTTGCCTGTATATTGTTATTTGTTTCTTTATTATATGTTGTACCATGAAACCTAGAAAAACTATAGAACTTACCTGAATTGAAAACATAATTTTGTTTTCTCCAAGCAATAGTATCTGCTTCTGCCGTTTCAAGCCCCCCTACCATATTAAATCCTCTGCCACTATCGGCATATTGTGGAAATTTTAATTTATATCTATATGGTGTAAGTGAAGTACCTTTCCCAATATCCCCGGCTGGCGACATAGGAGCATTTTCATCTGTAATTTCAAGAGTAATAAATCCTCTAAATTCAGTAAAAACACCATTTGGAGAATCGTCATCAACTTTCATCTCCTTCCCTAGTTCATCGGTGATTATTTTATGCCTATTACAATTTATAATGAAAACAATATCACCATCCTTTTTATGAACTGTGTAGTATGCTGGGTCTAATAGTATCATATCATCACCATTAGCGTCTGTGTTGCCAGATTCAATATCTGAATTTGATACATCATATGGATAATAATATATTTTTTCTGTTACAGTTGCAGTTCTTTTTGCCGAAATACTTAATGTTGACCATGCATTGTCTTTTGCACGATATAATTCTCTAATGTTTCGGTCTGTATTTAAAACATCACTATCAATATTAGTACCCCATACTCTATCTTCTCCATCGGTAAATACACTTCCAAAAATAGTAAATGTATTCATTAACATAGCTCTGATTCTAAAGTCTTGACGTGTAATGCCAATTTCAAAGTTGGTTGTATCACCCCAAAATGGAATAACATCAACAGATATTTCCTGTGTTTCAATATTCGGCAAATCATTTAAATCTGAACTTGGTTTAATCCTAGTATTATCACTAGTAAATAAATTCGATGAATATCCTAGATTTACAACCATTGCAGCTGGGTTCATGCTATATTTTCCAATATCTGTAATATCGGCACTCAAATGTACTGTTTGTGTCCCAATTGGAACGCCAAATATCATATAGTCACCAGCATTATTTGTTACTGTGCTATATTTATAATACTTTTTATAGACATCTAAAAAATTAACATTAGTAACAATTTCTTCTTTAATTGGAAATGAACCAAATGGTTGCTTTGGTGACCATTGGTTTGTGGTTTGGTTATATTTGGATACACGTGGAAGTAAATTATATCGTTTGCCATCAACATTCTTATCTAGTGGTGTTGTATATGGATAAATGCTTGTAATTTCAGTATTGTTAATATCTTCATCGGCTAATGGTATGAAAATAGAAATTTTAGCATTTGGAATACCAACTCCACCATTCGCAGTAACTCTACCAACCAATACCCCATAATCAGAATTGAAAGATTGATAAATATCTTTAGCATCAATACTCATACTAAGAAATTCGAGTGTATCGATTTCTTGTTCTAGATTAAATTTTATATATTTATCTGATAAAGTATTACCAGTATTTAAATATACTCTTTGTGATTTATTCATATTCAAAAATGCTTTATTTTATATAAATACTTGAAATGAGTTTTTATAATATTGTTGTATTTATGAGAAACTAACTTTACCTTTGTAAACCAAAACATATTGTTATGAAAAATAAAATAGAAAAAATTATTACCGATGAAAATGGTAAGCTAATTTCAAGAAGAATAACAGAATCTTATTTTAGAAAAAATCATCCAGACCTATCAAATGAAATTGACAGATTAATATTATTTGATGTATCATTCAATTGTAAGCTATATATGGCATATTATAATATTTTTATTTTACCGACTTGTATTATTTGTGGTAAACCAGTTGTGTTTAGAAAATTCAGTAATGGGTTTTCTAAATATTGTTCAAACACATGCATTGGGAATGATGTTAATATAATTAATAAAAAAGAAGATACTATGCTATTAAATCATGGCGTGAAATATACATATCAATCAAAATGTTTAATGGATAAAATAAAGAAAACGAACATAATTGTATATGGAAATGAAGTTCCACAAAGAACAGATATTGTAAAAAAGAGGTCACTTGAAACAAATATGGGAAAATATAATGTAGAACACCCATCAAAATTAAAAATTAATAAGGAAAAAAGAAGACGTACTAATAATATTAAGTTTGGCGTAGATAATCCACAACAATGTCCTGAAATAAGAACTAAAACAAAAAAAACAAATAATTTAGTATATGGGTTCGACTTTCCAACACAAAATAATGAAGTAAAAGAAAAAACAAGAGCCACCAGTATTCGAAAATATGATACCACATGTACACTCCAAAATAAAGTCATTAAAGATAAATCAGATAAAACAAATATTGAAAGATATGGAACAATAACACCATCGAAAAATGAGAATATAAAAACTAAAATAAAAAAGAGCCTTGGTATAACATTAGATAATAAATCAATTAATTATTGGGTTAATGTTTTAAATGTTGACTTAGCTGATATCACTATTGATGTAGATACATTAAAAATTAATAATTATTGTAAAAAACACGATTGTTTTAATATTAGTAGGTCATTATTGAAGAATAGGTTACACTATGGAATTGAGGATATTTGTACATTATGTAATCCAGTATCTGAAAATGTATCAATTAAAGAAAATGAAATTAAAAACTACATTAATGAAGAGTTGGGGTTGTTATCGAGTAAATATAAAATAGAAAATAAAGAAATAGACATATATATCCCTAGTCATAAATTAGGAATTGAATTTAATGGTCTTTATTGGCATAGTGATAAATTTCACGATAAAAATTATCATTTAAATAAAACTGAACTGTGTGAGAGTAATGGTATTCAATTACTTCATATTTTTGAAGATGAATGGATGTTCAAAAAAGATATTGTTAAATCGATAATTAGAGCCAAACTAGGTTTAACCACTAATAAAATATTTGCCAGAAAAACAATTGTTAAAGAGATTGAATCGAAAGAATGTTCGAAATTTCTTGAAAGTAATCATATTCAAGGAAATGTTGGAGCTAAAATAAAAATAGGATTATTTTATGGTAGTGAATTAATTTCTATTATGACTTTCGGTAAAAAGAGACTTGCTATGGGTAATAAAACCAACGTTGAAGGTGAATACGAAATGTTAAGGTTTTGCAATAAGCTCAATACATCAATTATTGGTGGTGCTTCAAAGTTATTGGCTTACTTTATGAAGACATATAATCCTAAGTCAATACTTACATATGCAGATAGAAGATATAGTCGTGGAGAGCTTTATAGTCACTTAGGTTTTATCTTTAGTGGTAATAGCAAACCAAGTTATTTCTATTTTACTAAAAATGATTTTATTAGACATTATCGTTTCAATTTTAGAAAAGACTTATTAGTAAAACAGGGTTTTGATGCTTCAAAAACAGAGTTTCAAATCATGAAAGAACGTGGATATTATAAAATTTATGACTGCGGAGCTTCTATTTTCAAATTATAAACACTTTTGGGATATTATTTAGTATTTATATGAAAATAAAGATTATTCAATAATCAAAAATACTAAATAATTAAAAAATATGGCAGAATTCGTATTTACTTCACCCGGAGCTAAATTTAAAGAAAGAGACCTAACTTTCGTAACTAGAAATGTAGGAATTACCACATTGGGACTTGTTGGTGAAATGATAAAAGGCCCAGCATTTGAACCAGTATTCATACAAGATAAAATTCAATTTTCACAAAGATTTGGTGCGCAAAGTGTCAAAAGGTTTTCAAATGGAAATCTTCAATATCTATTACCATATGATGCAAATACCTATTTAGATGAATCAAATCAACTTTGGGTGACCAGAGTATTGGGTTTATCTGGATATGATGCAGGTGACCAATGGGCGATTACATTAAGTGCTGGACTTGACCCAACAACTCTCAGTGGTGCAACACCTACCGTTACACCAAATGTTCCATTTACAAATAATGTATATTTAGGAACTTCGCTTTATGCAATTAGTGATAGTGGAAGTACATTCACCGGATTTACTAAGGTTGGAACGGCTTTTACTGGAACAAAAATCGATTTTATTGTAACAAGCATAACTGGTGGTACTGGTAAGGTAACTACAACAAGCACTGTTTTACACGGTACATCATATAGTGAATATGAAGGTATGGTCTTAGCTACGTTGAGAAGCAGGGCATATGTTTCCGATTCAGTTAATAATGCATCCACAACAGTTTTTGATGCAGACACCCTTACAATCAGTGGAAATACTACAGTTGTTGGAATTGGAGATTTGTTTGGTAAATTCGTAATTAAAGCAGCTAAAGCAGGTGATACTGATTCATTATATAATGTATCATTAAATCCAAATTCAAGTAGTTTCATTAGTAATGTTATTGGTAGTGATGCTAAGGACAAGAAAACTAAAATATGGGTTGAAGCAGCATATCCAGATTTGATAAAAAAATTAGACTCATTTGGTGCTAGTTTTGATTCAAATGGACTTACTGGAATTTCGCCATACGGTTTTGGCGTGAATACAACGCTTATTAAAGCAAATACAAGTATTTTTACTGATTATAAAACAGGATTTAAAACACCTGAAACACCTTGGATTGTTTCACAGTTAAAAGGTAATGTAATCGATAGATTATTTAAATTCATTTCAATATCTGATGGAAATTCAGCTAACCAAGAAATTAAAATAAGTATTACCAATATTAATCCTGAAACATATGAATTTGACGTAATTATTCGTTCATTCTATGATACTGACGCTAATCCGGTTATACTTGAATCATTTACCAGATGTACAATGTTTAAAGGTCAAACCAATTACATTGCACAGCGCATTGGTACAATTGATGGCGAATATGCTTTACAGAGCAAATATGTCATGGTTGAACTTGCAGAAGATGTTCCATTGGAAGTATTCCCTGCTGGTTTTGAAGGATATATGTTCAACAACTATAGTACTGCTATTACAGGTTCTGGAACAGCTGGTAAAACCCCAAAAATATTTTATAAAACATCATATAATACTAACGAAAGAGTTGGTAAAGTATACTTAGGTTTATCGAATGGCGGTTATGATGGAGCTACGGTAAGTGGAATTGGAATTAATCAGAATTTATTTAATTACAATGGCTGGAAAAACGATGGTGGAAACACTGAAAGTGGATTTACTAAAACAAAAGGTTTCCACTTAGATTCTGGTGCAACAGCTATATATAGTAATGGTGAATTTGAAACAGGTGCTGGTGCACTTCAAACAGTTGAAGATACTATCAGTTCAACCCAAGCATATTTTTTAATTGCAACAAGGAAGTTTACAGTAGTACCTTCTGGCGGTTTTGATGGTTGGGATGTAAATAGGGGTAGCCGTTCATATGGTGATGCATATCATCAAGGCGGAATATATGATGGTGTTGACCCAAGTGTTCCAGCAACAAATGACTTTCAGGCATGGGAAACAGCTATTGATACATTCTCAAATCCAGAAGCACTTACAATTAATTTATTTGCAACACCCGGACTTAACTGGTCGGATAATAATATTTTAATTCAGGATACAATTGAAATGATTGAAAAACAAAGAACTGATAGTTTATATGTTATCGATTGTCCTGATATTACTATTCCAGTTAGTGTTGGAACGACAAAAGCAGACGTTGTTGCAGCTAATGATATTGTTGATTTACTAAATAATGCAGGTATTGATTCTAGTTATGCATGTACCTATTTCCCTTGGATTCAGGTATTGGATACTCAGAACAACGTTAGCGTTTATATTCCACCAACAGGTGAAGTACTTAAATCAATGGCATTCACAGATAATACCAAATTTCCTTGGTTTGCACCAGCAGGTCTTACGAGAGGTGTAACGAGTGCAAAAAAATCGAAGTATAAACTATCACAGGATGCTAGAGATATCATCTACAAGGGTAGAATCAATCCTATCGCAGATTTTGCTGAGGTTGGTACTGCCATATTTGGACAGAAAACATTACAGGTGAGGGAATCAGCACTTGATAGAATAAATGTTCGTAGATTATTATTGCAGATTAAGGTATTAATTTCAAATATTGCAATTAGGTTGGTTTTTGAACAGAATGACCAAACAACAATTGACCAATTCTTAGCTAAATCAATTCCAGTGCTTGACACAATCAAACGTGAAAGAGGATTAAATGGATTTGCAATAAAAATGGATGATACTATCAATACCCCCGAAAGTAACGATAGAAATGAACTTTATGGCGAAATATCGATTAAACCAATGAGAAGTCTTGAATATATCGGTATTACATTTACATTAACACCATCAGGTGCATCATTCACAGATAATGGTCAATAAAAATAACTTAAAATAATCAATAAAGAAACTCATATTAATTATGGGCTTCTTTATTTTAACAAAAAAAAATATTATGGCAGTAAAGAAAAATTTAGTTATCGAAGAACCAGTTAAAATAATTATTCCAACACCGGAAGTTGAAGAAATAATTGTTCCTGAGCCAGAGACAATTATACCAGCAGTAGAAGAAGTTGAAGAAATAATTGTTCCTGAGCCAGTGGTTGAAGAATCAGTTGAATTACCAGAAGAAATTACTACTGAAATTGAAGAGCTTGAACCAAAATTAGAGGCTGAACTTGAAATAGAAGGTTTAATAGAAAAGCCAGAGGTTATTTCTCCGATGATTGAGCTTAATGAAGAAAAACTTACGGAAGAATCTGTAGTTTTAGTAAAAGAAATCACCCAGCTCACGCAAGAAGAATCAAGATTTTACAGAAGAATGGGAATTCAACCAAAAAATTAAAAAAAATACCATTAATGTGAATATATTTTTTATTCTATGTATTTATATAAAAATAAAACACAAATTTAAATAAATTTTAATAACATGGCAGGAGAAATGATTAGGGGAATCCCTTTTGAATACGAACCAAAAAGAATAAATAGATTCGTTGCTGAATTTCCAGACGAATTAGGAATCGAAACTTGGAAGATTCAAAAATTTAAACAACCTTCGGGAAAAATTAATAGTGTTCCAATTCAATTCATGAACGAACAGAACTATGTTGCTGGAAGATATACTTGGGATGAATTAACTTTAACGTTTCTCGATATAATCGGCCCATCTACCTCACAGCAATTAATGGAATGGGTTCGTTTGCATGCAGAGTCTTTAACTGGTCGTGAGGGTTATGCAGCTGGATATAAGAAAAATATAATTCTCAAAGCTTTAGACCCAACAGGTATACCAATTCAGAAATGGTTTATTGAACAAGCCATGATAACATCATGGGATTTTGGAGAGCACAGCTATGAAGACGATGGATTGGCAATGATAACATTAACTGTTCAGCCTTGGCGTTGTATTCTCAACATGTAATAAATATTTTTATCAATTTTCATATTATGTTTTTTATAAAGCCATTATGTTATGTAATGGCTTTTTTTATGCTGCCAAAGTCTTTATTCTTTCATTAATTATTTCAGAAACATAATATGACATGTTTTTTGTCTTAATTACCTCATATGATGGATTATTATGCGAAAACCAAACTAAATATGATTGACCTAATCGTATTGAAGTGTTTCTTTCAATAATCTGTTTATAGAACTCTAGTTGAAGAGAATACATATCTAAATCAGTATCGGAAAGTAATCCCAATATGCCCAATAATTTTCGTGTTGATGTTCTAGAAAACTCCTTATTTGTTTTCCAATCATATATTTGATACTCTTTCATTCTTATATTATAAAAGAGCATATCCATCATTCCGCTTATTTGGCTTTCTTTGTCATATACAACCAATTCAGTTTTAACTGGTATTAATTTTCCAAAACAGTCTTTATAGAACTTATCTACATGACGTTTAGTTATTTCATATTCAACCCATATTGGGTCAAAGCCAAATGCATTAATTATAAGTTCTTTCGGATACTTAAATATTTTATTAAGAAATAGGTTTTCTGAATAATCATGTATTGCAGAACCTTTCATAGTTCCCTTTTTATTTATAAAATTCCAAGCACGTTTAATTTCATGTTGTGGGATTCCAAATTCTTTGGCCTTAATATCTGACCAATATTCTTCATCAAATTCTTCGGTATATTGATGCAAAAGCGTAGTTACGGATATTAATTCACTTTTATTGATATAATATTTATGAGGTTCATCATAATACACTAAATCATTAAATGTGGTAAATAATTCACCCGAAACGTTTTCTATTGCAGATTTCATTCAGCAAAAATAATTAAATTTTAATTAATAACAATATCTTTTTGTAATATAGCATCAAAATTTAATTTTTCTAAATCATTTATTATGGTTGATTTATCTGCTGGCAATGTTGAATAGCCATGAATGTGAGTAATTAATGCATTTCTAATGATTTTCAATGCTTCTACTAATATATCTGCTCTTGCCATTGGGTGACCTTCTGCAAATATTTTTGTCCTATCTTCTGCCGTTAACTCTGTCGTTTTGAATTGTGGTTTCCCGTTATGAGAAATTAATGCGATTTTATCTGCCATGACCATGCCACTACTATAATATGATGTTGAACCCGATTTTTGTTCAAACACCAAAGATATTGTGGCTGGGTTTTTTCTATTTAATTTTAAAATATTTTCATTTTCGTGTTTTCCAGCTCTTAATTGAACCTGATTGGGTTTTAACTGAATATCTGTATTAACTCTACCAATTAACGCAATATCTTCCTTATTTGGAAACACCCCTTTAGCATCTGGATATGTAAAACTTGCTGGTTGTGGCTGTGTTAATCCAATATTTGTTGTTGATAGAGCCGTGTATATGTTATCAAATCCTATTTTCTGTGGCTGTGAAATAACACTACCCATCCAAAATCTACTTTTTTGTGGGTATTTGATATCTTCGATGAAAATTCGAACAACTTCGCCAGTTTTGGGGTACATATGAACATATTTTGGAATCATTGGGTATGCCCAAGCTAAATCATCATTAGCAATTTGATTATCTAAATCTAATATTCTTACTTTAATTCTACCGCCATCTATTGGGTCATCTATTGACACAACTTCGCCATAATAAATTGTTCTGGTAACAGTTATTTTTCCATTAGTCGTTTCAAATGGATTTGTTGTTTGAATTATGGGTTTGTTGAATGCCATTTATTTACCTTTCGTTCATTTCATCAATTAAATTTATGTATTGTTTTTCAATAATATCTAAATCATTTAATTTTTCATTAATTTTAACCCCTAATTCGTCATATTCGGATATTATTGTGAGCAACTCGGCTTTAATTTTTTCATGCTCAAATTTGCTGTCATTAATTAATTTTAATAACTCAGTTGATGTAATTTCTTTAATATCTTTCATAATTATTGAATTATTCCATATCCCTTTGTAAATGTTATTGTTGAACCAAATACTGTAACTGGCCCAGCTGGTGATATACCAGTTGCGTTTAATGTAGTTCCCGGTGGTATTGCAACAATAATTATTGCCTCTTGTTGGAGTGCTTTAACAATCTCTTCTATTGCAATTCTCCACATAAGTTCATCTGAACTAATAACACCGGATGGTAATGTTCCGACAGATAAACCAGCTTCTGATTTTCTTGCTATTATTCTTGACGCAATTTTAATTGGTGATAATCCGGGTCTGCGTGGAACACCAGTTAATATAAGTGGTGTTGGTATAGGTGGTAACGTGCCAACTGATTGCAATTTCAATATTTTATCGAAACCGCCTAAAATAGATGATATGTCATTAAAATCGATTGCCATGTTAACCTTTAATTAGTGTTTTTAGTATTGCGCTATATTGATTTATTTTTTCTTTGACTAATTTTTTTAAAACAGGATTAATTAGCGATATTAGAAACCCGACAATTAAATTAAATATAAATTCATTCAACATTGATAGAATTTCTTTTATGTTACATTTAATAAAAATCCTAAATTTTTTCAAATCATCTAATGGAAGCCCAATTTGTGGTATTCCGCCATTTTGAAATGCACTTGAAATCGCTAACAATGCCCTAATTTGAGGTGATAATGATACTGACTTCGCTAGAGCTAATGTTAATGCCTTAATTAACCTTTGAAAGAATCCATCCCTTATTGTTTGCTTATTTTCATTGGTTGTTGAAGGATTATCCTTTGCAGCATCATCAATAGTCTTATTAAAGGCATTTCCGACCACAAACGGGTCGTTTGAATCAACAACAATACTAACTAATGAATCTAAATCATCTAGGCTTAGAGAGGCTGAAATTAAGCCACAGCCCATATCGTATTCGATTACCCCTTTTGATATATTTTTAGAATTATTTGATATTTCGTTAAAATTTTGAGGATTTACAATAAAGCTATCATTATCGTCATCAATCAGTTGTTCAATAACAGAATCAATTTCAAGTTCAATCTTTTTTTCTTCTGGTGTTTTTTTCAACTCTGCACTAATTGTGCCATAAATAGCATCCACTACATTAGCAACCAATTCTTTAGTGTTGATGATAATCATTGACCCAATAAATAACATTAGCCATTCACCAATAGTTGTTCCTCCAGAATTAATTGGAGTTAAGTCTACGCTATCATCGGCAGTATTGTATTTAATTGTTAACGCACTTCCAAATGTTTTATCAACACCCGGATTATTAATTGCGTTAATCATAATATTATCAAATGATTCTGGTGAGTCAAAATCGTTTCTTAAATTTCCTAAAACATCAAGAGTTGGTTGCTTAAGCTTTCCATATACATCAAGTTTTTTTAATGAAATATTATATGTATTGGTGCTTCCACTAGGTAATGGGTCATTGGCATTATGTTGAGTAACTTGTTTTTTTATGGCTGTTTTTACTTTTGGTTCAATTTTCTTTATAAAATTAGTAAATAGTTCGCCAGTTAATTGTTTTAGGGCATCACTCCCAACCACAACCTTTAATATATCAAGCAAAAAAGGAACAATGTCCTTTTTATTGTTAATTGAAGGAAATACATTAGTAGTATCGGGCATTTTTCCATCTTGATTTAATGAAGTATATGCACCAATTGTTGTAAATATGTTTTTTTTATTACTACTTAAACTCATTAGTTATTATCGTTTTGTAATATTTTTTTTCTCTCCAATTCTTCGTGAACCATAGTAATAAGCTCATTTCTGCGGTCATCTGATGTAGTTCCTGTGTCCTCATTCTTTGCGTCACCATTGCCACTTAATTTTCTATTTTCAAATACCACTTCTTTTAGGTACTTAAGTAACATAATTTTTTGGTCTTGATTCTTTGATTCAGCAGTTATAAGTTTAATAATAGTATCACCAAGTGCAACGATTTCACCGGGTTCTTTTACTTTAGTTTCCCATTTAACCATAAGTCTGTTAATCTTAGATTTTATTACATGAGAATCATCGTATATCTCTTGAAGTAATTTATTAACACTATCTTCATCAAATGTTAATTTTTTTCTGGTAGGTCTGGGCATGATTATATGTTTTAGTATATATAAATACAGATTAATTAAAATTATGAAGTATTTAATGTTGAATGATGCACATTCTCGTCTTTTTCATCATCGGTTGCAGCATCCCAGTCAGCAAGTGTGAATAATTTGCCCGTCTTACCAATAACCATATCATGCATACTCATGAAACTAATTACGTCATCTGGCGTTAATTTAAGTGCTAATTGATTTGGATTGGGGTCATGGACAATATTTAAGTCTAAGTCTATAATTACTGCATGTGAAACATTATCAAATGTTTGACTCTTTACAGTTGCATATAAATAGCCATTAACACCGCCATCAAACTTAGCAACCCTTTGTAAAAATTCAGTATTATCCTCTT